CTTATACTTTTTTATAATTTTATTACTGAAAAGGGTGTAACCGAAAACGGTCATGACCGAAATCGGTGCATATATATAACCCAGCTTACAGTACATGTAATAGGATGGCTGAATTTGGCAATCCAGCTACCCGACCCTACAAACTACCAGACCTATGCAACACACTGGACACATCACTGCAAGATATAGAAATAAGCTGTGTATATTGTAAAAGCGTCCTGCAGCGAACAGAGGTATATGAATTTGCCTTTGCTGATTTATTTGTAGTATATAGAGACGGTATACCATATGCAGCATGTCAGAACTGTTTAATGTTTTATTCTAAAATAAGAGAACTAAGATATTATAGCGACTCTGTGTATGGGGAAACGTTAGAAAAACTAACAAATAGCAATATATATGATATATTAATAAGGTGTTTACGGTGTCAAAAACCTTTATGTCCGGCAGAAAAACTAAAACACCTTAATGAAAAACGAAGATTCCATAAAATAGCAGGGAAATATAGAGGACAGTGTCGCCGGTGCATGACGCGTGCACAAGAACAGCAAGGCAGCCGCAGAGAAACACAAGTATAAGGGTCGCTATGCATGGACCAAAACCTACTGTACATGACATTGTGTTAGATTTGGAACCATATAATGAAGTGCAAGAGGTTGACCTGTATTGCTATGAGGAATTAAACAACTCAGAGGAAGAAATAGATGAACCAGATAATGCAATTAATCACCGACAACCACTACTAGCCAGACGAGAAGAACTACAGCGTCACACTATTTGCTGCGTGTGTTGTAAATGTGAGGCCAGTCTGCAGTTAGTGGTGGAAAGTTCAGCAGCCGATCTACGAGATCTCCAGCAGCTGTTTTTGGGCACGCTATCATTTTTGTGTCCACTGTGTGCAGTACTGCGGTAAGCTGCAATGGCCGACCCTGAAGGTACAGATGGGGATGGGACGGGATGTAATGGTTGGTTTTTTGTGCAGGCAATAGTAGACAAAAAAACAGGTGACACCATATCAGAGGATGAGGACGAGGACGGGACAGATACAGGTTCAGACTTGGTAGATTTTATTGACACTAGTAATACAAATTATATGCAGGCAGATAGAGAGGCAGCACAAGCGCTATTACATGCACAGGAAGTAGAAACTGATACAAAGCTATTACATGCCTTAAAACGAAAGTATGGAGCACACAGCACAGAAAACAGTCCATGTCGTGATACAGCAAGTATACATAGCAATTTAAGCTCACCATTACAAGAAATATCGTTAAATAGCTATAATAATACAGCTAAACGAAGGCTGTGTTCAGTGCCAGACAGCGGCTATGGCAATACTCAAGTGGAAACTCTGCAGACTCAGGTAACCCTAGATACAAATGTGTTTGGGGATGGGAAAAATGGCGACGGTTTAAATAGTGAGGCATGTAGTACAGATAATGAAATGGATATAGAAAATCAAAATCCAAACTCACCAATGACACAAATTGTGTCCTTATTAAAAGTAAATAATAAAAAAGCAGCAATATTGGCTAAATTTAAAGAAACATATGGATTGTCATTTACAGATTTGGTACGAACATTTAAAAGTGATAAAACAACATGTACAGATTGGGTAGCCGCTATTTGTGGAGTAAATCCAAATATTGCAGAAGGATTTAAAACGTTAATACAACCATATGTGTTATATGCACATATACAATGCATGGATTGTTCATGGGGAGTATTTATATTAGCTTTATTAAGATATAAATGTGGCAAAAATAGACTAACTGTAGCTAAAG